TGGATGCCCCGCTTGGATCAAGCATATGTCTTTTGGTCCTCAAGACCCACTGAATATTTCCGATGCCATTGAGCGTCATGTTCGTTACATCTCTGTCACGGACAATCGTGGCAAGGTTGTGTATGAGCAGTTCTTCGATACCAACTAAAGGATAACATGAATAATTCTGATTATAATGATTTTGATAACTGGCAAAACGGGGATGAGAATGAGATGAATAATCCCAATAACTGGTTCCCCAAGGGCGGATTCTTCTATTATGGAACTGGAAGTGATGACTTCAAGAAGATGTGGAACAACATCAACAAGGGCGAAGACCCAATGGAGTATATGAAGAAATACTTCCATATGGATGACATCAAGCCGCATAAAAAGCCTCGTAAGGTTTCACCCAATCAAAAGAATGAACCGAAGCCTGCAGTCTTTACTCAAGAAGACTACATGAAGCTAATCGAGATTCGTGGTTATCTAAACATCACGGAACAACACGCTCACGTAAAAGCTCTTGATAAACTTCTCAATCAAATTCAAATTATTTGGAAGGATAGCAAATGACATACATTCCAGGTTCGGCATATAGCGCAGGGTTCAAGGCTAGAATGGAAGGCACTCCAAGAGACATGCTTCCTTCAGACATGAATAATGTTTATATCCAGGAATGGCTTGTTGGGTGGGATGATGCCCATAAAAAGATTATTGCAGAAGCAAGAGAAAATGCTGGCTGCAATAAACCAAAGTGCTGTAAAAACTTTATTCAAGATTAATTATCAACCGATGTGAACACCGGATAATTTTCTTAACAGTTCATGATGTTCAGGGTCCACATGTGCCAACATGGTATCCTGAACATCTTTACTTATGCTAAAGACTTCAGAATCTCCAGGTGGTCTACTGTAATTTGCTCTATAACCAACCTGATGTCTTCCGATTTCTTTGCCCATGGTTTTTGGCCCTTGGCCCCACTGTTGGCCCATAGTAACTTCTGGTGCTTGCGCTTGCGGATTGACAAAATGAAATCTTCCCGTATTTGAATTTTTAATTAAGGTTCTTCCTGAAGTTTTTTGTCTTAACTTGGCTGCGCTTTCTTCTCTACCTTTAACTATTACTGGATCCTGGGATTGCTCAATTGCTGTTTTGGCTTGTCTAAATCTTTCTTCAGCGCCCTTTGGGTCACCCTTTGAAAAAAGAAATCTTTGTCCACCCGGTATGGCTTTTGCCCATGCACTCATGGCATCTGGCACAGTATCTAATAGATGTTGCATCAAGCTAACGGGCATGACTCTTTTACTACTTGCACCACGGGTTTTTACTTCAACTGGTTCGATTTTTAATTTGTCATCCGCTATTGAAGGGACGTGAACATCTCCACCCTTTCCAGATCTATCTGTAGCACTTACCGGTGAAATAATTCCTTGGTGAACAGTATCCATGTAACCATGAATATGTGGGGTGTCTTTCAGTTCATGGTATGCCTTGGCATGAAACATCATTTTTGCTTCATACTCGGCAGCATGACCATGTCTTCCGCCGCCGATTGATTCTCCATGCAATCTGACAAGTTCAGCCATGTTTTCTCTGAATCTTTGTTCATGCGTAGTTCCAGGGCTGACTGGAGGTCTTATATAACCTTTTTTCTGCGCTTTTGCTTTTGCTTTTTTTGCTTCTTCTGTGTCTGTCAAGACTGCCACTGAAGGTTTCCCAGATGAATCATTTGCATCATTGTATTGATCGATTGTAGATTCATTTTCTTCATTCAAAATATCCAAACCCTCAAGACCAAATTCTTCCATAAAATTCTTTGCAGGATATGTTATCCAATACAGATCGCTCTCACCGTTATCTCTTTTTGTTCGTATTCCCATTCTTCCAGATGGATTTCTTCTCTGGAACCTCTGAAGATATTTTTTTGTTGCACTGTCTGGAAGATTTTTCCAGGCTTTTGCTGATTTGAATTGATCGAATTCCTCTTGTCCCATATCGAACATTTCGACAGGTCCTCTGCTAAACATGGGTGATGGAAGTGGTTTGTCATAACCAGCTACCTGACCTGTGTTCTTGAAGTCTTGTGCAACCCCTAGGTCTCCAGGGCTTGTACCTGAAGCCATACCTCCACCTGCACCTGCTCCCATATCCTCTGTCAATAAAAACTTAGAGGTTAGATATCCCTCGACAAAGAATACGAATTGATCGAAGGGTATTCCAAATGTCTTGGCTTCTTCCGAGAATAGTTGAAAGGCAGAACTATAGCTTGAGAGACGAGATTTTGTTATTGTTGGTGGGATCTCTTCGAATATTTTTTTCATCTTTATGACGAAATATTCAAATGGATCTATGCTGCTCTCTGGCTTCTTAAGATTACCACTTGAGTCAATTACACCTGACTGATAAGCCCTGAAGCTTGTGTATGGTGCTGCAATGGCTTGGGCAAAATCTGCGATTGAAAAAGTAGGTATAAATGACGGGGATCCCATATATAATATTTAGTTTTCAGTGGTCTGCAATTTTCTGTCAACCCTGGGATCGGTATTCAATTGTTCGTAGGATACCTCTGGTATATCCTTTACCTTGAAATCAAGAAAAACGAGAAAAGACTTCAGATAGGAATGAAGTCTCGGTTCAAGCTTGAAAAACAATATTCTTGTTGAATTTTCTTCTCCAAAAACATTTTTCAATATTATAAGATGATTTATTATCAGTCTTTCGCGGATTGATTTCAGAGTTTTGTGTTTATGGACTTTTTGCAAAAGTCTCTTGATGTACTTTATTCTCTTCAGATCATCTATAAATTCATTTTTACCGGAACATTCCGGATTAAAATAACATCTCTGACAGAATTCTAAAAAATTTTCTTCTGTCAGAGGTGCTAATTTTTTATCCATTTTTAGTTCTTCACATGCAACCACAGTCCGGGCCACCATTTAATGTAGAATCTTCACTTGGTGCAATAACGATATTCAATTTCTTCAAATGGTTTGGTTGCTTCGTCATTGTGACGACCAAAGCGAGTGAGTGTCCGAGTTTTTCCTTGATTCCGTCACCTTGGGAGAACCCGGTCTTATTTACATCATCATAAGGGTTTTGTCCGTATACGCCGAGATATGGGCTTCCGTATTGAACCAGTTCAAATACATTTGGACCCTCTTTCAGTTCACCCTTGATTTCAAAATCAAAGCCAAAGTGGTTTAGCTTTTGCTTTACAACAGCCATTACGCCATATGGATCAATGTACTCTCTTGTACCGATTCCATAGAGCATTGCATTGATTGCGTCCAAGGAATGTGGGAGTCTTACGTTGAATGTACCCTTGTCTGTGAGGGCACTTCCCTTGTCCTGGTGTTGGGGATCACCGATGTAAAGACCTCCACCGAAGGTGTGTTCGGGGGCATTTTCCTGCAAAACGCTGATTTTGTTTAATAGTTGTTTAAATTTCATGATGTTCCTTATTATTTAGTCATGAATTTTTCTGTCCATGAGACCGTAAAGATTCGGATTGTATTTTACTTCATTCAAAGAATTCAGTGTTTTTGCAGATATACTTTCTGTAACCTTTTTCCACTTTCCACCTTTTGACTTATAGCACTTAGCAGCCCAGGCATTTGCATATGCGCTTGGGTACACGTCAAATTTTTCTTTTGCCTGTTGAATGCAAGAACTCCATTTTTTTGGATCTTTTGCTTTGTTTTTCTTTGCCTCAAGAAGTTCAGATTCTTCTTTCAACATTGAAGAAACCGATTGCGTGCTCCATGTCTTGCATGCCCAGTAACGTGCTTTCCACTTTGGTCCAGGATTATCGCAATTATGTCTGGCTCTAAAATTTCTGCGACGGTCTGGATCGTCTCTCTTGATTTCCATGTTTGGGTCACCAAAATTTACCTTGACTACATTGCCTTTGTCATTTTTGACGTAGACCTTGTATTTTTTGACATCCCCGCGCATTATCTTGTTTAATTTTACTTTTTTATCTTGCTCCTCATAAACTTCAATCTTATCACCGTATTCATTGTATGAAGTTTCTTCGAGATTATCAACAAACCCCATTGTTGTCTCTGGAACAAAGTTTTCATTTATCTCGCAGCCGTTTTCGTCGCTAAAATTTACAAGGATGTTATCTGTTCCTTCTTCGATATAATTGACTTCAAGAAGCTGTCCAGATTCATTTATGATGATATCGCAGGGAAGCAGATCCTTTGCCTTGATGGGATCAAAGGACATGGTAAAAACTGAACTTGCTCCTTCAACCAAAAAGTTGTCAAAGCTTTCTTTTACCTCAGTGACTCCTGTCTTTACAAAGATAGGCTTCTTTCCTTTGCTGTCACCAAGACCTTTTTTACCTCTTCCGGCTTTTTTCTGTGCTGCTCTCTTCTTACGAACAAATGCTGCAATCTTTGCCTTGCCGAGCTTCTTTGCCTTCTGTCTACTGAGGCAGGCTGCATAGGCTTCGCCTTCTTCGGCATCTCCGCATTTTCCGACTCTCTCGCCTTTGGTGTTGTAACGATCCCACCCCGGACCACCACCAGCTGATTCCTTGTTGAACCATTTCCCCAATCCTGAATTGGAGAATACTTTTTCTAACAAAAATTTGGTAGTCTTATGCATTATTTCCAGTCCTTGTTTTGCTTCTCGCCTTTTTTGTGTCCATTGTCGGATCTGTTTTCGGAACGATCACGTAGACGCAAATTGTGTGTTTTATTTGATCCACCATTTCTCAATGGTTTCTTATGATCTATATCTTTTCTTGATCCTTTTTTGACCAAACCTTTTTTGATCATCAGTTCTCTGGCAGCTGTTCTTGCAGCTCTTTCCTTCCGCTGCTTTGGCTTTCCATGGTAATTTCTGTATTCTTTTTTATAATTTCTTTTTGCTTCCTCTGCCAAGGCATTCGAAAGGATTCCTTCGAATATTGGAACCAAAAACTCAGGATCGCGGTTGGTTTTCTCACTTATTGAGTTCAGAAGGGGAATCAAGCAACCTTGAAGCAAGTCTTCCTCTACCAACAACTGCTCACCGTAGTGCTTGATCAATGAGGCTTCCGAATCACTAATGAGATTCATGGTATTTAGCTGAGTCAGAAGGAAATTGTTTGTCAACGACTCAATTAACATCTCATTCAAGATTAAATAGTTTTCACCTAGAATTTGATTTGATATCTTTTCAGTCGTATTGACAGGAATCTTGAATGTTTTCTTGCCAATCGTAACATAATTGTATTCGATTGCGTTGATATCCTCTGGCTTGAATCCAGGCAGCAAGCTTGCATTGATATCAAATGTTAGACTTTGCATTGCATTGTTTACGATGACCCCGAGAGGATCTATCTTTTTTCTGTCAACATACAATGCCTTTATTCCGGGAGCTTTTGTTTCCTTAGCCTCAACCATGGTTCTCCATTTTTGGAGATTTCCAATTGCTGCTTTTTTATAAGAAGAGATGTTATCATTATCGATAACTTCTTCTGTTTTCTTTACGTTTATTTTCGCTGTCTTCGAAAGCTCATCGATATAATCATCGCTCAACGCAAATATACCATTTGCGGTGATTACGTGGGTGGGAGACATCTTCGGATCAGTGAGACCATCACCACGCAAAGAAGTCTTCATGACATTTGAAGCAAGCCTCTTGAGGAAGTCATTGTTCTTTCCGCCCCTGAAAAGCTGTTGACCAGCTTTCTTCAATGAAGATTCATATGCACTGATCGAAACAGCAGGATTGATGTTTCCATCTCTATCCACAACTGTTCCAAGACTTTCACCATTTGCTGAAGTGACCTCGGTAGCCTGCATCTGTGCCATGAGATCCGGGTCGCTCAGTATTTGAGAGATGGCTTGATCTGGCAAAAGCTTATCGGAAAACTGATTTCCAATCCCCTCAACATCATCTAGCATTTTTCTGACAGCTGGGTCGCTTTTAGCTGTTACCGGATCCAAGATTGTTTTTGCGATTGAGTTTCCTATTATTCCTTTAATCAATTTTCCGTTTTGATTCAAAGAATTGTTGCTGATGCTGAATTCGCCACCAGCGGAAATTTTAAACTTGTATTCACCACATTCAAGTTCAGGAGCTCCCTCTGAATACATGCTGCTGTTTCCCATCTCTATGCTGGAAACTAGATTTTGAATGCATGCATCTCCGATTTGTGAAAGAATCTTCGAAGCCTGCAAGAACGCAGCCTTTGTGAAGTCCAGAGAGCTTCCGCTAGAAGCTACCAAGGTTTGCATTTCTTGGTCGCTTGCCCCGGCCTTTATCTTCGCAACAAACAACAGAGCATTCAAAACTTGTTGATTGTATGGAGTATTTGATAATGTATTGATACCGAATTTCGTACTTAAGTTTTCAAACGTAATGTTATCAAAATCGCGGCCAGGCATTGGTTTGCGCATGGCATCGAAGTATTCTTTTCTGATATCAGGTGGCATGGATGCCAATTGTTCCGGAGTCATCTCCGTCATGGCATTCATTATTTCTTTTTTGGATAGTCTCTTGGCTTTGGGTGCTGCTTTCTTTTCCTGACCCTCTTCTGGCTTCTCTTCAGCGCCCTTTTCCTTTTCCTTTTCCTTGGCAGCAGGAGCTTTCTTTTCTTCTTCTTTTGGCTTTTGCTTTACATCGCCAAATAAAAGCTTTGATGCTCTGGTTTGCTCAAAGTTTGGATCTCCAGTGACCTGCCGAGCCTCTTCCTCGGTCATGGTTTCACCCTTGCCAATCTTTGTATGGATATTCTTATTAAAAGAATCTTTAAAGATTAGCTGAACGTTTCCGGATCTGGTCTTTACTGCTATTACTTCCTTTACGAGTTCTGCCTTCGGCTTCTTCTCTCTGGGAACTTGTTTTGCTCTCTCTGCGCGCTTTCTGGCTGCATCCTTGGCCTTATCGCTTGTTGCTGACGACTTGGCTCTGTCTTTTGACAAAGCTTCACCAGTTGTTCTAAAAGAATCTTCGGTGCTGCGAGAGGCTTCGGTTAAACGTAAAAGGTCCTTAAAGTTCATCTAAATTATTTATGTCTTTTTTAATCCCCTGTTTGGGCCAATGGATTAAATAGAATAAAATTTTTATGAGATTTGGCCTTTCCTCGAGCAACCTTATACATGGCCTTTGCATCTAAATTGTTTAATTTTGCAAATTGATTTATGTTATCCACCACAAAAATTTGCTTTGTTTCCGTATGCTGAAATGTAGCTTGCTTTGCTATTGCAATCTTTACCGGGGCTTTTTTCTTTGCTTTTACATGAGACCCCTCAGTTTCTTTAACCGCCCTCAGTTCAGATGCAGTCCACCCTTTGTAGGTTTTTCTCTTTCCATTCAAAAGTTCGCATATTTTTACCGGAGTAAGCCCATGTTGTTTTCCAAATTCTGTCATGCTTTGGAAAAAAACTTTTTCCCCAGTAGATACGTTTTTAAGCCAATATCCGTTTAGAACATCCTCGGGCGGAAGCCATGTCCAGTATCTTCCCTCTTGCCTGAACATTCCACCATTTTCACTTACGAACATCTGTCGTCTTTTTGCAGCTTTTGAATTGTCATTCATCTGCATCCAGAGCTTACTTCCCCGGCTATTTACAGCTTGTTCAAGCGTTCTCAGTTCTTTGTATTCCATGTATTTTCCTGTATTTTTCTATTGTTTGTTTCAATTTTTTAACATGGTTTATCGGCTTACCCTCGAATACCTGTTTCAAACCATCTTCGCAAGAGATTAAAATTGCGTAATTTTCCACAATTATTCCAGTTCTTTCTTGGAACATCAAGGCATATGCAGAAGCCTGAAGAAAATAGTTTTCAATGTCTGACTTGCGCTTTTCCTTGCTGCTTGCCTTGAAATCTATGATTGAAAGCTTCCCGTCATATTCAGCGATGCAATCTGTTCTTCCTGCCAAACCAAGGGTTTTAGACCATAGTGGAGTTTCGATTGCCAATATGTTGTTTATCTTGTCTATTTCTGGTTGCAGCTGATTAAACAAGAATTTAAAATTAGGCAACATATTTTCATAATCTAGACTCTCATTGTTTAAATAAGATTCTATTAGACTATGAAATTTAGTGCCACGGGATGTAACTCTACGGCTTTCTTCTGGGTTGTTTTTTCTCCATTCAGCAAAAAACTGCTGTTTTTCCCAGCCCATTACAGTGGTTACACTTGGAAATATACCACCGGGGGTTTCGTAAAACCTTTTCCCGTCGATGGATACTTCTTTTAATTCATTTTCTAAATTTACATGATTATGTACAAAATTTTGCATAAAAACACTTTCACATAATATAACACAAATATTTAGTCAATCAACCTATAGTTACGGTTCTTGCTGTCTGGAACAGATTTTGCAATATTGCATTGATATCTGTACCAGCCATTTGCCGTTTCATTTCATAATCGCTTATTGGGCTTCCTTGTGGTGCACCACCCATTCCAAATCCAGGTAGGCCACCACCACCGCCACCTTTACCTTTACCTGGTGGGGGTGGTTCTGGCACTCTGTTCGGTGGAGCAAGTGGCGGTCCACCTGGTCCAGCGGGTCCACCACCACCAAAATTAATATCAATTATATTTCTTCCTATAGCTTGCTCTGTTGATTTATCTGGAGTGTTTTGTGTTTGGTCTTGATCAGTCTGATCTCTTCCTTGTTCTTCATCTTGACCAGGAACATCTTCAGATGGTTTTTCTTGACCGATTTTTGTAGTTTCCGGTTTTTTAACAGCATCTACTTGAGCAAATGTTCTTACGCCCTGTGCTGCTGCTGCCGGTGTTGTCTTTGCTGTACTTGCAGCGAGTGTAGTTTGCGTAGCTTTTGCTCCGGTTTCACTTGTTGCTCTGCCACCGCTACCTGAAAGATCGACTTTAAACGGACTTGTTTCAACTTTGGGAGCTCCAACTCCAGTTTCAATTGCACCAACTCTGGCTCCAACTTCACCGCCAAGCATTGGGGCGGGAGAAGTTTGAGCTGAACCGATACCAACTGCTGCAGCGCCGACAGCAGCAGCTGCACGTGCTGGCAGGCTTCTTGGTTGACCGGCGCTAGGAGATGTTGAACTACGACCGGGTTCAAAATATGGTAAAAATTCTTGTCCAGGAGACCAAGGGGATTCACCTCTTCTCCATGCAGCAACTTGCTCTGCTGGACTGCGATTTAGGAATCCTTCGCTCGGTACACTCCGTCTAATCTGATAAGAGAAATCCAGTCCAGATGGGGTTAAACCTGCTTTTAAATTTGCCAACAAATCTTTTACAGATAAATTTCTAACATCTTGGGCCGCACCAGATATATCTGACCCAACCTTTGTACCGAGTTGTGCTAAAGATTCTCCAGTTCCCTTTGCTATATCACCAACAGCTGTTGCAGCTTCTTTTCCTTTGGCATATGCAATAGGGAGTCCTGTTGCTGCTGCTGGAATGGCTACATCTACTGCCTTGGACCCCACGGCAAATGGGGCTACACCGCCTGCAAGTTCACCAGCGTATCTGGAACCCTTTCCTTGTTGTAATGCTTGCAATCCACCAAGACCCATTAAACCAAGACCAGTAACATTCACGGCTTGCTGGCCAAGTGCTTGCCCTACGTCTGCAGCCGATCTCGCTCTTTGTGGTAAAGTAACTTTAGTTGCTTGCTTAACGAGACCTGGAACATATTTTCCAAGTTTTGGACCTAAAACTCTTCCTAAAGCCCCAGCACCCAGACCTAGTCCTCTAAATGCTGCACCATATGCGCCTGCGGTTGCAAGCCCCTCGGGAGTAGTCAATGAATGTTGTGCACCGCGAAGGAAGTCGTATAACATTGCAGAATTATCTTCAATTCCGCTCCATTTTGGAAGAGAAATAGATTTTGGAGTTTTAGCTCCTGTTTCATCTTGAACTTCAAAATTTAATTCTAGTGGATTTGTTATCTCACCAGCGATTGATTCATATTCATCTCTGGTAAGTACATTTGCTAGCTGTGGATTTTCACCGAGAGCTCTAAGAAGTATTTCTTTTTCATCTGCGCTTTCTTTTTTATCAAAAGCTGCTTTTCTTGCTTTTACGATTTCCTTTGCAAGTTCGGTTCTTAAAGTCTCATATTCTTTTTTATTTTTTGAAGCAAGCGGAACCTCAACCTGAGCCATTCCCTTTACGCCCGGAATATTTTCATAAGCCCAGTCTACTAAATCTCTTTGAATATCCTCTGCCTTTTTTGCTTTTCCACTTCTTGTGGGCATTCCACCATCATCCAGTTTCTCAACTAGATATTTCTCATTATAACGCTTTTGCAATAAATTTTCTACGATGATATTCGACTTACGCATCATTGGCCTCTTAAACGCTTTAATTGATTTTCAATATCTTTTTTGCTTCCTGGTGCAATGCTTCCAGGAACATTTTGTGACATAAAACTTTTTATAAGAGAAGGATATTGTGATTCGATTTTTGGTGGATTGAGTTTAGCAATTTCTTCTGGAGTTTGTTGAGTTAATTCCAAAGGTGTTCCTGTCATAAATCTGCCGCTTTGTGTAGCATTTGCAGCAGCTGCTTGTTCTGGACTCATCATACCACCGACATTGAATGGCCCAGAACTTGCCTTTGCAACACCTCTCGAAGAAGCTCTCATGTCTCCACCATATGTCGCATCTTTATTTGCTTGTGTCTGAAGATTTTTTTGTTTCATTTCATCAGCAATTTTAGCAATCATTGCTGGGGTAGCTGTTCTAGAAACCTCTTGACCAACTCTTTCAGCTTTTGGAGTATTTCTATATCGATCCAATTCCATCTGGGACCGATCCATTTCTCTTTCCAATTCACCCGCTTTTTGAGCCATTTGAGTGTTTTGGGCTGAATAAGCCTGGTTCATCTGGTCTGCACTCAATGCTGCTTGTCTTGCCTGTTCGCTACCATAACGACCGGCACCTGCAAGACGGCTGACTAGTGAACTGTCGTCCTTGTTGAAAGGATTGTAGTTTCTTCCTGTCTGTCTCTTGAATTCACCATATGTCATGCTTGTGCCCTGGATTATTTTATCATCGGGCATAGCAACCACTTCACCGGGCTTTGTTGCATATCTTGCACCAATTGTAGCCTGTGTTATGTTTCCGTATTCGGTTCTTGGTCTATTATATCCAGATCTCTCATTGAACTTTCTGAGTTGTTCTTGAGCCTGTCTGGCAACTTCAATTGAAGCAGCGTAATCTTTAGCCTTGTCACTCTGTGATTCAATGGCAGTTGGCTGTGCTCCACCCGGTGCCGGTGGTCCTTCAACTTCTACAGTGATTGATTTTTTCAAATCATCGCGTTGTTTTCTGGCTTCGGCAGCTTGGTCTTGCAAACGTTCTCTTTCACCACGTGTTGCTATATTAGCAGCCAGAAGTCTTGCATTTTTTTCTTCGCGTTCAGCTCGGTTGGAAGCTCTTTCTTCGGGAGTTCTTCCACCTCTATCTCCCTTTGGCATTCCCCTGGCTTTTCTTAAATCAACCAAAATATCTTTGTCACCGGGTTCAACATCTATTCCACGCATAGATAATGCGGCAACTCTTGATGGGCCCGGAGCAGTTCCGGTAGAGGGAGCTGCAAGAGATGAACTTGGAGTTGCTGGTGCTGCTGTTGGTGCTGCTGCAAGAGATTCGGGAGCCTGCGTGGCTGGGGCCTGCATGATTGGAGAAGAAACAGCTTGGTCTTCTTCTTCTTCCTCGTCTTTTTTACTTGTTTTTTTATTTTGTGCTAATTGCTGCGCCAATTGTGCTTGTGCTTGTGCGTACACAGATGAGAGATCTTGTGCTACCAATTCATTCAGCAACTTTTTTTTATTCAATGTGAATAAATTTTCTGTGATATTCTCATAGTGGCCTGTCAAATCTGGACTGGCTTCATTGAGAACATTTTTGTGCTGATCGAGAAGAGTATTTACACTCTTAACCATTCTGTTGTCGATAGAAGAAACAAACTCCTTATAAATTTCTTGGGAGTTATTTTTGGGGGTATAAAGGTAATCTGTGGATTTTAAAACATTACCAATACTTTCCTTGAGACTGGTCTTCTTGACCTCCGTCTTTGGTAAGGAATTGGTGTTTCTGCCCAAAAAGTTCTTGACTTCCCAATAAAATTGTCTATCTTGTTTATTATCCATGGCTGTAAAATATTTAGATTTTCATAAATACTTAAAAGGTATGAAGAAACAGGTACTCTTGCTCAATCAAGACAATACCCCCCTGAATATCATTACCGTCAGTAAAGCTTATAAACTGATGTCCCGTGACAAGGTTTGGGGGGATGAAACCAACGAGTGTTATGAAGTCGCCTCCATATCAAAAATTGTCAAAATTCCAAAGGTTTTGATTCTTAAGTATTATGTAAAATTGCCTTATAAAAAGGCATCCGCATCCAGACAAAATATCCTTCGTAGAGATCATTATTGCTGCCAATACTGCGGTATCGATATGACCCTAAAAGAGGCTACAGTGGATCACGTAATACCCAAATCCAAAGGTGGGGCATCCTCTTGGGTCAATATGGTTGCAGCCTGCAGAGATTGCAATTTGGCCAAGGGAAACCGAACGCCAAAGGAAGCAAAAATGGAACTTAAAAACAAGCCAAAGGAGCCATCCTATGGATTCTTGTTTGAAACCATGCTAATTAGTTTTAGGAAGAAATAATATGCCTAATTATGCTTATAAGTGTGAAAAATGTGATCATTCATTTGATGAAATGTTGAAGTATGAGGAACGGGACACTCCCACAACAAAACCTTGTCCAAATTGCAAGAAAAAGAAAGTGCTCAGAGACTGGGCTGCTGGAACCCCTTCCCTTGCTATGGATGCAACATTAACTCCAAGTAAAGTTGTTGGAAGCCAGTTCAAGGAAGTAATAGATAAAATTAAAAACAGCGGTCAAGTTCCAAAAAGATTGCATGCAAAACTTGATGCCAGTGCCAATATGAATGCTGGTCGTATCGTCCGTTAAGCCTTGGACTGGATCATTGCCTTCAAAATATAATAACTATCTATAATATCCGTAACAGGATTGCTCAGTGAATTTTGACCAAAGACCGAAATTAAATCGGTCTTTGTTTCTTTGCTAAAGGCTTCGTACATTGCCTGTTTATCCGCGTTTCCCTTGCCCGTGGCGAGTTTCTTTACCTTGGACGGCTCTACGATGGTCACGGGAACGGCGAGCTTATGGAGCTTGTATTTCAGGATTCCGCAGTTCTCCGCAAGATTAAAAACTCGCCCGTGGGAACCATAAGAATAGCCCTCTATGGCTACATCTGCAGCCCCAACACATAAATTTGTGGCCCATTCCGAAATTGTATCAAATCTTTCCGTATCGTAGGCATATTCCTCAAAACCTTCCCCATTGATATTTGGGGCAATTTTTGTGGCATACTTCTTTGTATTGGTCAAAAAGTAGAATGAGCAATTGGCAAAGCAAAATTCTCGCTTCTCGTCATAAAGACAAATAGCCGGGCTGGTTATAGAATAATCAATGCCTGCTAACATGGAGAACATATATATTTATACCTTGGCCAGCAGCGGTGGTTCCTGAGCATTACGATGAGCGTATACTTCGATTGGCCCAAAAGGAATGCGTGGAACAACCCCACCGCCGCTGACTAAAATATTTATGAAAAAATCCTCCCCTTGATGGGGAGGATTTTTATTTTTATCAGTATCTTGGGCTATAAACTTTCATCGATCTTAAAGCCTGTCTGGCGGCTCTCTGTTCTGATTCTTTTCTTTCTTCATCACTCATGTCTCGGTCTGCAAGAACCGACTGTATACCCAATGATACAGCTGTACCGGGACCTGGAATATAATCTGCTAGTTCAGAGGCTCCCTCCAAGCCAGCTCCCACATAATCTCCCGCTTGGGTTCTTTGTGTCATGGCTGCTATAGAAGCTGCGGTTCCGATAACTGGCAACATTTTTAAAGCAGCTTTTCCTACTGCTTTTCCTGTTGATTTAACTGCTTGTGTAGGATCAGTTATGCCAGAAACATTAATTCCCGAACCACTTTTAGTTCTAAATGCTTTTACACCTTGATCAATTGCTTTATCTGTGACTTTTCTTAGATCACTATCCCTAGCCAAAACATCCAAATCTCTAGTTTCTGGAAATCTACCGCCAACGGTTGATCTTCCACCCCACTCGGTGGTTTGTGGACCGACAGTACCATAAGGTGTTACTGTAGATCTACTTTGAATTACTGGCTTTATTCTAGGATCATCTATATCAATTTTTTTTCCATCAACTTCTATTGGAAATTCTGTAACTTTTTTGGGTTCTCCCAAAGCTCCAGTTGTTTCATCTTTTAAAGCAAACCCAGGTTCCCATCCTCTACCAATTTTTTTATTTCCAGTTATAGGATTTGTTTCAGCAACAATTCCTGGTGTAACGTATTGCATAGGTCCTTTGCTACGAGTAATTGCTACTCTTGTTAAAGACGGTACTCTATAATTTGGATCGGCTTCAATTTTTGTTGCCACATCTTTAAATATTTCTTTATATGATTCTGGGTTCCATTCAATATCGGGAACCAATCTTCTTGTTGACACTGTTCCGGTGACAGTTTGTGCATTTGCTGGAATATGTCCAGCCGAAGTTATATCTGTATATTCTGCTGCTTTTGCTGGATCTATAAAAACACTCAATCCCTGTGGTTTAATTTTTTCTCCAGATACTAATCTTGCAGCGGTTCCTGGATCTGTTTTATGATAGAATGGAACCACACCCTCAAGTAAAAATTGTTTAAATCTCAGCATACCAATATTTATAACCCCCCAGGATTGCTCCTAGGGGGTTATTATATGCTCCTCGGGCTGGAATCGAACCAGCGACATAGAAGTTAACAGCTTCTCGCATCTACCTACTGAGCTACCGAGGATTGGGGATCAGACTATCTGGCAACCACCAGCACTGCAGGCAAATTCTTTTGCCGACTCAGTATTGTCTTCTGCCTCATATTTAGAGAGCTCCTTGAAGTTAACCTTAACTTTAGGATGCGCTGCATATGTTGCAGAATCAATTTGCTCAAATGGAGCCTGAGCGTATGTGTGATTGTCACCACCGGGAAGGAACGAGATGCCTGTTGCGACATCGAAGTTCTCCCAGAGCCAGTTACCGACCTCAAGGAACTCGGAGTCCTTGTAGTTGACGGTGATCGATGGCTTATGATGGCAGTAATGTTCCTGATAAGTTTTCCACAGATCCAAGTGATCCAATGCACGGAGATCTTCCGTGGTGATTGTGCCTCTTGGAGCCTTCATGGCAAAGGTGAAGACCGCTGTGTTATTAGGATTGATCACATCATCTTCGCAAGGAACGCCTTGATCCTTCATGAGATTGTAAATAGGGTCCTTCTTGTCAATGCGAATTCTACGGTAATAGTGTTCCGCATAACGTGGGTGCAGACCCGATGCCGAATCGACCAAGCACGAAGTCGTGCCCTCTGGCTTGATGCATGTGATGGACTTGCTTGGATTAATGCCAAGCTTCTCTGCCCACTTCATGTTCGTTGCCGTTGCATGGTCGCGGAGGGTTTCAAGTAGACGCACCAACTTTGGCTTGCCCTCAAGACCGCTGGTCAATTTATTATCATAAATTCCGGTCATGCTGACACCGAGCAGACGCTCCTCCTCGCAGTTCTTCTTCCACTCGGGACGAAGGTATGGGAAGTTGGTGAAGGTCGATTGAACCGTACCGATGATGGTTGCGATCTCAATCTTTTTCTTCAAGGAAGCAGCAGTGTCATCAGTACGAACAATAACAGTTGAAAGATTGCAGAACTCAAATGGCTTGAGGATGATCTCCGAGCATGGATTCGTGCCATACTCGCAGTTCTCGTCCCGGCCCCACTTGGCTGCTTGTTCCTGCAATGCCTTGCGGTTGATCATTCCACGCTCACCGCTGTGGCTGTTGTATAGCGAAGTCCACTCCTCAAGGAACTGTCCCATCGGAGGACGACCACGGTACACAGCAGAGTTGTTCGCATAGGAGCGGAATCCGGCCTGCTCCCACCATGCACCACTCTTGCAGAGAGCCATCTCACGATCAGAAAGATCGCTGAGGGAGATCATCGCAGAACGACGTACTCCACCGACGATGACGGCGTTTGCAATCGCGCAGCAGATGTCGTGGCACTCAAGAGCAGTGAGTCTGCGTCCCTGTGCGTTGTAGAACACCTTGACGATGAACTTGAACAGATTGTCAAGAGGAGCAGGACCACTTGCACGACCACCAAAGGTCTTGAGTCTAGCACCTGCTGGACGAATGTTCGACAGATCCCACTTAACGTGGCGTCCTGCATATAGATGATCCATGATGAACTTGACTGCGTTGCCCCAACCTTCCTTGGAGTCTTCAACAACATAAGTGATGTTGAAAGACTTTTCAATCTTGTTCGCAACCTGTGGAAGCTTGTCGGTGTATTGATGTTCAACCGAATAACCAACACCGGTGCCATTCATGAGAACAACAAACAGTTCTGCAAATGAATCAAGACTATCGATTGGCAAGTACGAGCAGTTGTACAGGCAAGTGTTGTCATGATCCAATGCAGGCCCAGCAGTCATAAGACTGCGCATGGAAGGCAACACCTCAAGATTGAGAATTGCTTCCTTTACATCAGGACGCTCTGCGAGTTGCGGAACCTTAGCGGTAAAGTACTTCCACCAGCGATCAACGCATTCATCCCAGGATTCACGCCGATTGTAGTCCGGCATCCAGCGAGAGTAGCGAGAGATGAAAATAAACGATTGAAATGGTGATAAAATTTCTGCCATATTTGAGACTCCTTTGGTGGGTGTCTTTATTTAGTTGTTAGAGTTTGCCACGAAACCGGGAAAAGTGGAGCAACAATTTGTCCAATTGCCTCAGCAAATTTTTGAATTTCCCACTGTGCGTGACTGTCGATTCTCAAGTTATAAACGCGGGCAAATGCGTAGAGAGAACCAGTCCACACAAATTCCGTATAAGTTCCTTGTGGCAATATTGAACGGGCTTGCTCGGGAGCAACACCGTCTGCCAAAAGTTTGTTGTAAAGATCAAGACATTCGTTTACGACAGTTTGATATTCCTGTCGCATATTGACGCAAAGATTCATATCTTCAATTGCGCCACTACTTCCTTGCTTTGCTCCATCTGTAGGAGCACCACGCCACATTGGAACATAGACTTCCGGTTCAAACGTGACATATCTGCGGCTGACCTCATTCATGACAAGGCCAATCTGGTGCTTGCCCAATTGTGCACGAACAAAGATCGGGCACTTGATGCGCAGGCTGATCTGTGGATGACAGAAGGGAGTAAAGTGGTTGTGCTTTGCAAGATACTTGATAAGTTTTGTATCTTTCTCTAGCAACTTTTTGTCTTGATATCCAGTCCAGTTGTGTTCTCCATCCCAATAACTTTCCTTGTTAAAGGAAACTCTTGCGGCATTGACAACACTGAGATCCGAACCCATGTAATCAATCAAGTCAACATGGCCATGATCCAAAACAAAATACTTAGTCTGCGCCATTTTTATGTTCTGCATCTCTGTCATCTTCATCCTCATCATCATCAACAAGTTCAACCTTAACACCGGGAATCTTTGTAAAATCGGCTGCGTACTCTCTTGCACGAGCCCAAAGCTTGGGATCCATTTCCTTTACGTACTCGCCAAAGCGTTGTACAAAAGTTAGGTATGCTTCGCTAGCCTTTAAGATATCTTCTTCTGAAATTTCTTCTTCATCCATTTTAAACCTTCTTCCAGTTAGTATATTTCATTTTAGCCTTAAGTCCAGAATAAACATTATTAATAATCATCTTGTAGGTTATTTCCAAACCGTAAGCCATTACCATGTCGTTTACATCCTTCTTATTGATTTCAGAAGGCCATATCACGACATTTCTTCCAGAGTCAATGTACTTTCCAATGAGGTGGACTATCTCTGCGTTTCTAGGCTCATTGTCGAATATGAACACCACATTCGATTTTTTGATCTTTTCTGGAAGTGTCTCAATCCATCCTGCACCTTGGAGCGCAACTCCATTCGGCAAAAACATCGAATCAATCGGCCCTTCTGTGACGTACACAGTTGAGCGTGGATCTACTTTATCTAGATTATACCAAAGACGCTCGCAACCTTGCTGTTTAAGCGTGATATAGCGGATTGCATTCTCGCTGAACGCTCGTCCCTGCACACCCAAAAGCTCTCCGCTTTCGTTGTAGAAGGGGATGACAAGCCGCTCCTCCGTCTTACCATCCCGATCAAATGATCGCATGATCTTGCCAAAATCAGAAGTGTAATAAAAGTTGCTGTACTTTTCTTTCGGAATAAATCTAGATTGAACATACTTTATCGCCTTATGTTCTGCGTTGAGCAGATCCAGTCTTGTCCCGAGTTCTGTAAACACAGGCTGACGCTTCTCGGACTTGGTTTCTTCTTCCAAGACTGGATTTTTTTCTTTGTAGACTTCGAATGCGTATTCCTTGCAGAGAGATGGGCTGACACTTTCAAGTACAGAATATAGATTGCAAGCAACACCGCAATTGTGACATTTGTATACATAATTTCCTTTGTGCTCGAAGAAGTATCCCCTTGTCTTGGACTTATTCTTCTGCGAGTCGCCACACTTGAAACATCTGCATGTGGCTAAAGTATCCTTCTTCCACTTAAACTTCTCAAGTGAACCTGACAGAAGATTAACATACTTCTTGTCAATGTATAGCATTATTTAGCGCCTTCAAAAGTCCAGTTGATGGCCTTGTTCTTCTTCTTTCCGAACTGTGGATTGAATGCCTGACCATCCGACCCAGAGCCAAACGCCTCCTCATCGGTATTGTTTGCATTGATGAGGTTGTTATTAGTATTGTCAACATCGAAGAACTTCATCTTGGACTTATTGACTCCGACCAAAAACTTTCTGTTCTTTGTAAGGTCGTTGCCACGGTTTTTCAATTGCTTGACCATCAGATGTCCGCCTTCAGCCAACTCCTCGTTTTCAATCAATGCAAAGAAGAAGTCTGCGGTCTGAGGCAAACCAAAGCTTTCAGACGTATCGGTCATCTCCATATCGCTGCTCTTTGCACCCTCGCGGTTGACCTGGGTGGCCGTCCACAGAGGAACATTGAATTGCTTGGCAAGACCACGAAGCTCTTCTGCAATACCCTTGACGTAGGTATAGCTGTTCATGCCGTTGCCAAGTTTAAATCTGGCACAAGAACAGATGTTCAGATAGTCAACAAAGATTACATCTGGCGCAAACTTCTTCTTGATCTTCAACTCTTCCATCAGGTTACGGAAGTGAGTAACGTTGGCTGCTGCGGTAGGATACTCCTTGATAATGAGCTTTCCGCGACAAGTCTTCTTGAGGTTTTCAACCTTGCTCTCATACTTGGTAAGAGGCATCTGCTCAAGAATATGCATTTCTGTATCAAGCAGATTTGCATCGATACGCTTTGCAATTTCCTCTTCAGCCATCTCAAGGGTGATGTAAAGAACATTCAGATTCTGTGAAAGACATGCGGCAGCATGGTGGCAGAGGAATGCACTCTTACCGACACCGGACGCTGCCATGACGACATTGAGAGTCTTCTTTCTCGTACCACCACGGGTGATGAGATTGAACATCTCCAAGTCAAATGGAACCTTCTCTTCCACTCTGTGGTAATATTCATAACGCTCATCAACATCTTCAAGGAAGTCGTGGCCGACTCGGGTATCGAAGGAAACCGACAGTGCCTTGGACATGATCTCGGGAATAGCATTCTGAGTCTGTTCCTTGTCCTTACCTTCGATGATACCGATGGAGGCCATGATACCGTTGTAGATGGCCTTTTCCTTGCAGAACTTTTCAGTGTTCTCAACGAGCCAAATGGTATCTGACTTCTCTCCTTCTTTGTACATTTCATCGGAGATAGAAACGCACTTCTTGAATTCAACCTCTCCGAGACCCTTCTCGTTCTCCAGAGAGATGAGAATAGCATCCTTGGTAGGAATGTTGTTATACTTCAGGATAAATTTGCTGACGATGTTGAATACCGTCTTCTCAGCTTTATCATGAAAGTACTCTTCCTGAAGGAACGGAACGACCTTTCTTGCGTACTCCTCATTGAGTACCAAGTTCTTTAGAATGACTGTTTCCATGTTTTTATCTTATCACAGAGTCTTTATAAGTCCACCATTAATCCTGGTGAACATCGTCTTCCAAATCTACCGATTCTACTTTTTCTGTATTTGCATTTTTTTCAACAATATCTACAAAAATTTCCCCAACAGTTTGGGTAAATTCTGGGTCATGTTGATTAAAATTTTCAGGACATGAAACCATCGTAATATCCATAGTCACCGAGACGTTTTCATTCTCTTCTTTTAAAGAAATTTTTCCATAACGATATATGATCTCTTTAAATTGTCCATTTAAAATTTTAATCGGACATGTATCCATATCAGAACCAATTTCTTCTATAAACTTGTACTTAGGTACCTTGACCATACTTAAAGTCCTTTTGAATCTCTTCGTCCAACTTAGTTAGAATGTCTTTAGTGAAATACTTTTCAGGATCCTCATCAATGTTCTTCTCGAACGCCTTGGTTCCGTCTGGCAATTCAATACGAGTTGATACCTTCTTGAAGATGTTGTATTTCAGTGCAAGGTCCGTCAAACCATAATATCTGCTCAGACCCGAGGTGTAGTTCAGGCGGGTCTCAACATTCATGTTTTCCTTGACGAATCGATTCTTGTAGTTGGTGCACTTGATGAAGTTTCCGACAACTCCCTCTTCGGTCTTATCCTTGCTCTTGGAGAGAGTTAGAATGTTGCTGGCTGCATACTTGAGACCAATACCACCGCCAAGTTCCTTTGTTGGAACATATGCACCGATAACCTGATATGTGTGATTGGTGAGAAGCATTGGAATCTTTGCCTTGCCGAGCTTTAAAGTAAGAACTCGGAAAGTCGCCTTTGTCTGCTGTGCCTTGGTCATGTCGCGGACATTCTTGCCTTCTGCAGAATCGTTCATTTCCTTCTCGGTGGACAACATGCCAAGAGAATCAAGAACCATGAACACTGGCTTTCGATCTTCTTCGGGCTGCTCTAAGATGTCGTTGACGATCTTAAGAGCTTGTGTCTTGAACTCCTCAATGGTTGCAACGGGAATCACGGCTACTCGCTCAGGATCAACACCACGCGCAGTGAACATGTCAGATGTAACTGCTTGCTCGGTGTCAAAGTAGACGACTACGCCGTCTTTATGATCCTTGAGGAACTGACCTGCGATACCGATTGCGTAAAAAGTCTTGCCTGTTGCAGGATCGCCAGCCAAGCAGGAGATCTTGTTGTTTGGCAGACCACCAAAGATTGAACCAGACAGCAATGCATTCAATGCATATGAGCCAGTATCAATAAACCCGGTAACGTCAGCACCATCGATGCCGTCAGATACTAGGGTTGCATCAGGATTGTTTATTTTGCTTATTAGTGTTTTTAGATACTTCGACATTCTTTTCTTTCTTTTCCATAAGCCGATAGGCTTCGTCTGTTTGATATTCTGCCATCGAAAGATGGTCTTGCAAGGAATGCACAATATGCATAATTCTGTCTCTGACAGCCATTATTTTATCAAAGACACCCAGTATTGGTCCCGTAAACCAATCTTTGTTTGTTTTTTGTAGAGTGCCATAATACTCAGAAAGCGTCTGGTGCTCTGTGAGCAGCATGTGTACGGGCATACCCGCTATACGGTCCTTCAACTCTTGCAACGATTCTTTTGGAATTTCGTCATACCGATTATAGCGGATTAGTTTGTTTATTTTTCTAACTTTTTTCTTTGGCATAAGATTACTCGTCAAACCAACGAGGATCAATTAGAGAAACAAGGAGCATGCAGGAGCCAAGTTCCCATCCGCCCAGCATAAATGCCATGAATGTAACTGCACCCATGAGCAAACGTTGAACATGCTCAAAATACTCGGAGATCTTAAAATTACGCTTTAGAGAATCTTTGATGAAATTAATAACTTTTTTGATCATTTTGTTTTTACCTTTCTTACTGTAAGTATAGCACCTGCATAGTTGTCTGCAACTATGGAATCATCAATTTCTATTTTTTTAATTATTACATTATCTTCAACGTCAAGAAGTCTATCGCCAACCATAAGGCATGGGCCACCTTCAAAATCAAATAGCCCGTCACCGTGGCGAGTATAAAGACTCCTGCCTTCGATTCTGTAACGTCCGTCTTCAAGAAGCGTGATAATTCGTTCATCACCATATCTAGACTTAATTTTCTTCATCATTTCTTAATATTCCTGATTAACTGCTTTAAGCAATTCTATTTCTTCTTTTAAATCTTTTAATTCTTCTTTGAGTTGAATAATTAGTGCATTTTGCCTATCAATTTCTTTTTTTTGTTTTTTAATTACACTGTTATCCACAACATTTATTTGATTATACAAATGCTTATCAAAAATGTATTTACCATCTACAAAATTAGATTTTTTTAAATTATAATTTTTATATTTTGCAGCCCCATTTTTCATTTGAACAATATACCTCAACCAAAGAATGATTCAAGTGTGACTTGCTGATTTATCGACCACCCAATAGCCTGAAGAACATTGTCAAGTGGTTCACCAAAAGTCTTGTCAAACTGCTTCTTTCGATCAATGTACTTCTCCAATTGAAACTGCTCCGGTGGTTTACCGATGAATCCGATGACTGCATCTCGTCCACCCATTCCATAAGGATTAGGTACCTTGACAAAGACAAACTTCATCTTGTCGTTTTCCTTGATTGCAGGAATATCCTTGTCAAGTTTTAGTTTCTTGACATAAGCATTGTGCAGCAATGCTGCCTTAGTTGCAATCGGAGTTCCTGACTTGTAGATGTCGGATACATCAATGTACTTTCCCATGCCCTTAACCCCGCGAGGAGATGCAATATCTTCGATGGGCAAAATCATAAATTGATCATAGAATTCATCGACATATGCGCAAAGCTCCTCGGGAGTCTTGGTCAAAATAATTTTAATGCAATCCTTTAGTTTGGATCGTACAACTGCTGGCGTGCTGCTTCTTGCAGTCTCCAGACCCATAATCTTTAGTTTTGGATCAGCAAAACGAACACCTTCAAGGTCTTGCATGAGGAGCGCATACCGCTTTTTTGCAATAAACATTCCGGCAGAAGCAATTGCCTCACGCTTGAAAAAAATCTTGTTCTCCGGGCAACCCAAAGTAGATGCCAATAGTTCCATCTCTTTCTTGAACTGCGGTTGAATCTTGTGCTCACAGACTTCATGAATGAACTGTGTCACATCTGGAATTTCTGTCTTTGCAGAAACCTTTTCAACAACAGCATTGAGATTCAGGTACACTGAGTCAGTATCTACCGCCAATACATAGTCCTTGTCATCCTTTGTAAGGTGCTGAATATAGTCGTTCATGGCCATCTCTGCCTTGCGAATGATTACCTGACCTGTTACGGTCACAGCAGTAGCAAGTTCCGGAGATGAATATACGAAGGCAGGATTTCCAAGGCAACCATAAAGACTGTTTGCAAGAATCTTCTTAACTGACTGGCGGATCTTCAATGCTGCAATACGAGGAAGAAGATCGTTGTTCTTTGTCTTTTCGTATTCCTTCTCTAACTCAATCATCTTGTTCTTTGCTTCCTTGCGCTGATTGAAGGTTCTTTCGATCAGAATAGGAATAAATCCCTTGAGTTGGGTAGTAAAGGTCGAACCGTTACATGCAAGAGAACTCTTGTTTGCGATTGCTTCCTTGACCAAATCAGGAATATCTTTTCTCTTGCTTCGAAGGAAGTCATCTGCGTTCAAAGACGAATCCTTGTGTACACAAGTCTCCGGGGAGATGTTCCATTGCATGATGATGCTGGGATACAGGCTGGTGGCGTCGAAGCTTACAACGTTTTTATATACCCCCGGAACCACTTCTTTTACATATGCACCAACAAACTGATCATCCTTTGCATAGCTACGCTTCAAAGGTGGAACGATATTTTTTTGTGCAAGATAGTCACAACAAATAGTCTCCCAAATGCGAGTGGCAAAGAAAACAGTATCGTAGGTAATCTTTGCTTCGTAAGCAATAGATACTGCCAAATCAATCAGCTTTAGTTTATCGTCAAGTCGTTCAACCAAGATAGCGTCTTGGACGTTATATTCCGCAAACTTTTGAAAGTTTTGACGATAAAATTCACGCATCGATCCATATTCGCTGTAATCCAGTTTTTGTGCATCGAGCTCCACCTTTGCTATGTTTTGCAGGGCGTAACTTTCCTGACTGGTTCCGGAAAACTTCTTATATAGATCCATGTAATCCAAGATCGTATAGCCGGGAAACTCATAGATCTTGTAATTCTTGCCA